GTTGCAGTTTCATCGTAAATAAATGGTGTTTCAGGTTCTTGTAAACCAAAAGAATTAATAGCATCATCGCTTAATGAAGCATTTACTTGTTTTTTAAAATTAACATCATTATCTACATCTAAATTAAAACTTTCTCTAACTTTGCCTGTCAAATCGTTTACATCTACAGGTATTTCACCGAAAAATTTAATAACATCATCGTTGTAATCAATAGGTTCGTTAAATGTTTTTAACTCTGATTGTAGTTGTGCAAGTTGTGTTCTAACTTCTACTAAATCTACATTATCGTAATTTGACAAATTTTGAAAATACAATACAGATGGCAAATTATTTATACCTGGTATTGCAAACAAATCGTTTATAGAATAATAATTTATTTGATGGTCTTGTGCTATGTTACCTAAAATACCTACTTCTTTAGCGTATGGTATAAAATTATTACTCAATAATGCTGACACAAAACCACTTTTATTGTCTTCATAACCTCTATAATCTATTGGTGCAGTCATTATCTATCATATCTCATATTGTCAACCTCATAGAACAGAATACCATAAAATAATTGATTAAAGAATGTATCTTCGTATTCTTTAATTAGTTTTTTACCTTCTTCTAACAATACATCTCTAACTGCTGCTGCTCTATCTGTTTGACTTGTTAATGGATTTACTGATGGTCTATTTGGTTTTGCAAGTCTTACACCCATCCACTCACCACCATTGTTTAATACTTCTTCTGCTTCTGTTCGTAATTCTAAATATTTGTTTAATGGCACAAATTCTGGTGATTGTCTTAACACTGTGCTATCTTCCCATGTATATAATTCTTGAATATCAAGACTTGGGTCAGCTTTGATTTCTCCAAAACCTAAAGATGCAAAAGCTTTAACACCATACTCTTCTTCTTTTTCTCTTCTATATAGAGCATAATTACCATCAACCCACACATTATTGTATTTATCAGTGTCGCTTTTATCAGCAACAGTTTGTAATTCTTCTTTATAAAGTTGTAATTCTCTTTCTAACAATGTTTGTTTAGTTAACAAATCCCATTGGTCTTCATTGTAATAATCTCTTAATCTATTAAAATCTGCACTCCATGTCCAATCATCATCAATAGTGTCAGGTCTAATAAAATAAGCAGTTCTTGGATGACTCTCCATAACTTTTCTATTTTCTGGTGTAGTCCAAAACTCTACTGCCGATTCTGTATATGGAGTTTTAAATTCTGACCTTTTTTTAGTTTGTGTTAATGGTATTGGATTTATACCAAATCTATCTATAAATTCTGTTGTTGTAATAGAATAGTCATAATCATTTACTTCTAACATTTTTCTGTATTCTTCTTTAAGTGTTTGTACAAACCACCACTGTCCATTTTTATCTTTTAATTCTATTCTTGGTTGTATTGCAGTAGGTGCTGTAGCTTGTACTAATCCTCTTACTAACCATTGATTATTTGCAGCTTGTTTAAATTCTTCTTTTTGTTCTGCTGCTAAAGCAGTATCAGTAGGGTCTAAATTACCAGTTGCATACATAGCAGCTAATGTGTCTATAACAGAACTTGCATATCGTTCATCTAATTTATCTACAGAATTATTGTTAAAATATTCTGCAGTAAAAAACTTTTCTGCATACGATGGAATAAATTCAGCAAGTAAAGAGTATGGGTCACCTACATCTGTTCTAAAATCACCTAATACATTTCTTGTTATAAATTTAGGTAATGTTGTTACTAAATCTTCAAAAAATTCTAATGCCCATACTTCTCTTGGTCCAGTGCCAGGTAAAAAACCATTAGCTGTTACCAAGTTAAGAGCTGACAAAAATCCTGCAGGTCTAACTCTTACACCTTGGTCACGATAATCGTCACCAAAAAATCCTTTTTGTATAATTCCAAATGGGTCTGGATAGCTAAACATACGCTTACCAGATACAGGGTCTGTAAAAAAGAATCCCATTTCTGCATCCCATGGTTTACCTTCGTCACCTGCGTCAAATGCAATTCTTGTACGATTAAATTTTTGTGGTGCAGTGCCAAGTAATTTACCCCAAGACTTATAAACTTCTACTCCTATTTCTGGAAATGGTATATAAGAAGATAGTGTGTCAGAAAACTGATGTCTTTGTTTTGTAGAGTAAAGCAAATCCATAGTAATTTGTGCTGCCTTTTTACCTAATATGAGCATTAAATCGTCTATATTATTTATTTCACCACCAAAACCAATTTCTCTGTATGTTGTTATTTCATCAACTATATCTCCTAATATATCATCACCGACTTTACTACCACGCAATGATGCTTCTGCACCTTTTAAGAAATCTAATGCAGTTTTTTCGTCCATATCTTTTATTGCTTCAATGCCACCTTCATAAAGACTATATCTCCACAATGGGTCACGATTTACAATATCTGATGGTCCTGTAAGAAAAGTTGTATATAATTTTTCTAAAAATAAATCCATTCTTCCTGCAGCAGCATCTAATCCACCTTGTGATTTAAATTTATTGTTTAATGACAGGTATGCACCATTAACTTTATTAGGAAATACATTTATATCTTTTTTAAATATTTTCCATACATCTTTATAAAATTTTCCTATTTGCCCTTGCACTGTACGCATACCACCACCTGATGAGGCTATACTCCATGCTTCTACCCAATCTTGACCATTTACAAAACCACCACTTTTAAGAAAATTTAATGCTGCACTTGAACCTGTATCAAAATTATATTTATACAAAGGATATGTCATAACACCATTAGTAAATCTTATTTGTGTAGCCCAGTCTTCTGTACGAGGTGTACCAGTAATTGGGTCAAGTATAGAAAACTCACCACCTATATGTCTTGATATTCTGTAACCTAGTGCTTCTAAATTATTTCGTAAAGCTACAGGATTTTCTAATTGCTCTTTTGCCTCTCTACCTCTTAAATCTGATTCTTTGACTAATTTTTGCATTATTTGTTTACCATCATAAGATTTCAATAAATAATTCATAGTTTCGTCTATACCATCATTTATCAATCTTGCAGTAACAGGATTTTTTGCTAACAATAATAATTGATGCACCCAGTTTCTTATATAGTCTGGTTGTATTTGTCCATTTACTATTTTGTCATATCCTGTATACACGCCATCTAAATTGTTTGCTTTTACAGGTTCAAAAAATTGATTCATTGCTTTTCTTGACATAGCTTGTAAATAATTTTCATTTAATGGTAACCAACTACCATCAGGTGCTACATTACCTATACCTCTTTTATTTCTTCTAATAATTTTTGCTACATCAAAATTTGTGTCAAACAATGCTTCCATAACTGCTTTTCTTGTAACTAAATCTTGTGTAGAAGCATTTCTTAATGTTTCTTTATTAGGTGCATTTTTGTTTACAAACCATAACAAATTATCATCTGTGTCTATTACTTTTTTCCACATTTTTAAATCGTCAGAGTTTAATAAGTTAGCTAGAAATACTTCTCCAACAGTGTCATCAGGTATATAAGCACTAAGTTGTTTACCTTTAATACCTAATGTAGATAAACCTACTAATGCTTTTTCTATATTTTTAGGTGTAACATCAGTCAATTTATTTAAATACACAGACACATCTAAATACAATCTATTATCAACTTCATCTAGCCACCAACCTAAAACATGATTTTCTTTGTTAAGATATTTTTGTCTTATTGCTGCTTGTGCATCATCTTTAAGAAAATTGATTAATAATGGTTCTAGCAACTCTTCTAAATTAGTACCAGGACTTTTACCTAATGCTTCTGCTAATTCTCCTACAGCAAAATCAACACCTAAATTTTTGTATGGACTTACAGCACCAAATTGTGGTGGATTTAATTGTCCTGTCTTCATATCTATAGAACCACCTGTTCTGTTGTTAGCTATAGCTCTTGCAATACTATCGCCATCTGTAGTAGTTTCTTTTAATAATCCAGAGCCTTGTTTTAATGCTGTAATAACTTCTAAACCTTGCTCTTTAAATATATAATCTCTTGCATCATTACCTGCTACAACCCATGCAACATAATCATCTGATGCCATACCAACTTCGTTTACACCAATTTTTATATGTTTTAAAATAGCTTCTATTTGTGGATATTCAATAGATGCAGCTTTTATAAACTCTGGTCCTAATATTTCTTCTGTAAAAGGTTTTTCTTTTTTTAATATTCTTGTTCCCCATAAAACTTTGTCATAAGCATCTCTCATTTCTAAAGAAGTTCCTGCTGCTAATTTAAAAGCATAATATGCCATAGGATGATTTAGACCTACACCTGAACCACTAAATATAATTCTTAATGCTTCTTCTGGTATAACTCTTGTAATTAAAGCAGGTCTTAACATCCATACTGGTTTTAAAACTCTTTGTAAAATTAAATCTTCATAAAGATAACCCATAGTCGTTTGAGCTGATGGTGTCATTCTTCCTGTTCTAGGGTCAGGTTTTAATTTTTTACCATAAATTCGTTTTAATAATCTTGTATATGCTTCTTCTGTACTACCCTCTATAAATTCTCTTTTTGCAGATTTTTTTGCTCCAACAATTTTTCTAAACAATGGAAAATATGCTTCTAGTTCTGCATAATCAATTAAGGGAATGTAGTTGTCTATGTATTCAGAAATCATTTGTGCTGTAGGTGTAGCTTCCCATACTATTTCTTCTTCACCATTTGGTTTTTTTCTTGTTGTTTTAATTTTGTATTTAACGCCAGGATAAGCTAATTGTTTACCATCTTCTGTAGTAAGGTATCTTTTTAAATCAGACTCATTAGCAAGAAAATCCATTGTTTCTGCTAACTCATCTCTAAAATCTGCTAAGTCTGGATTTCGTTCTACAATATTATCTTTTATGTCTGCATATACATTTCTTACTATTGTCAACATGTCATCTGTTGCATCAGTGTCTAATATATCGTTTAAAAATCTATTTCTTGCATCTCTGCTAAATCTTGCAGCTTTCATTAATCCATCTAAACTTCTAGCACTCTCTCCTAAATTATTAATAGATAATAATCTTGCAGGTGCTAAATCAAAATACCTTGATAATCTTCTAGGTAATGTTCTACGCAAATCAGAACCGACACCTATTATTCCTGTAAATAAATTGTCTGCTGTATTTTTATTAAATACTGCTTTTGAACTATTTATTTGTTTTAATATATTTCTTGCAACATTTATATCTGTATCTTTACCTAATAATTTTTTTGCTATTGCGTTAGATGCTGAACCTAAAAGATTTGGTGCAATAGGCACTGTAAGTTGATTACCTCGAACAATAGCTTGTACAACATCATCTGTTATTCCATATCGTAAAGCAAGTGCATCATCAACACCTGCTAAATTACCATTTTTCATTACTGATGTTAAAACAGTTTTCATAAAATTTTTGTCATCTATTGCAGTTAGTAGCCTTAACAATTCAGGAGGTGCTTGATTTAGACCTGGCATATCCATAAGTACAGACAAATCTTTGTTAGCAACAAAAGCATCTAATAATTTGTCACCTCTTTTTGTTTCTAAGATTTGTGATGCTGTGCTACCAAACATTAATTTTCTAGCTTCTTTTGGAGTTATAGTTCTCTCAACACCACCAACCTCAATTTTTCCACCTTTAATAGTTTGTATAAATTGTTTTATTAAAGGAACATTTTTTATATCATCTCCTACTTTTACAGTTTTAAATGCTTGTTGTAATCCTTCATCAACTAAACTACGCAATCCTAATTTTGCACCTGAAAAATATCCTAAAGCATAGTTTGTAGGGTCACCAAAAACTCTAAAAGCACCATCTAATACTGCAGAACCTATTGCATATCCAAAATCTTCTTTTTTATAAAATTGTCCTGCAACAATACGACCTGGTGATATATCTACTTGTCCTGCTTTTCGTGTCTGTGTCTTATATTGATTTTCTAATTCCTCAAATTGTTCTGTAATAGGAACACCATAAATTTCTACAGCTTCCCTATAAGCATCTTCATCAGATAAACCTTGTCTTTTAAAATCTTTATATCCTTGTGTATCTTGTATTTTTGTAGATGCAGGAAAAAAACCTTTACCTAGGTTTACTGGTTTACCTTGACTCCATTGGTCGTATGCTAAATTAAATTCTGTTGGACCATAATTATCTTTTGCTTCTTTATATACATCTGCAAATTTATCTCCAAATATTGCTCTTCTCATTCTCTCTGCAGCAACTTCACCATCTTTTGTACCTAATGTTGCTATAGCTGTTGCTGCACCTGCAAGACCTAGAAGTGTGTTAGCAGCTACAGTCTGATACCTATTAGCTTTGACATTGCTATTGTCTGTTGCTACTATTGTTGATTTAAAATTTCTTGATAAAGGTTGAAAACCTAAATCTAACATTAACAAACCTAATTGTGATGCTCTTTTACCTCTACTTACAGATTGTAATGCTTTTTGGTTATTTTTAATTGTTACATTATTTTGTCTACTTGCTAGTTCTAAAGCTAAATTAGAATCATGCTCTACACCTAATAAAGAACCATACATAACTAATTTAGGGTCTAAGTTTGGATATGCTTTAGATATATTAGCTGCTCGTTCAGCAACTTCTGGAGTCATTGTGTTTCTAAAAAATTCTAATTCTTTTAAATTAGCTTCTGTGTTGTCTGCTATATAGCTATCTAATTCTGGTGGACCAAATAATATCTGTCTGTAATCTCTCATTAAAAACCAAAATAATCATCTTGTTCTGGATTAACAACAGGCTCTTGTATAATATCTTCTGCTAATAATTCATCAAATATAGGGTCTTGTGTAATTTCTTTTGCTACTGTTAAAAAATTTTGCAATGTATTTGTAGCTACAACTCTAGGTCCATTACTACCAGGACCTACAGGTATACCTGCAGTATTAGGTTCAAATTGTTTTGTAGTAGGTGCAGCAATATTTACTGGAGAAGGTAAAGGTCCTACATTTGCAGGTGCAGATGTAAGAGCAGCTTCTTGATTAATAGGTGGTGTAGAACTTGTTTGTGCTTCTAATGCACCTGTTTGTCCTGTTGGGTCGCCTTCTTTTCGTGGTGGTGCGTACACATCAAAATATGCACTATCAGGTTTCATATCTGTATTTTGTGTTAATTTACTAGGTTTTCTTCCTCTAGGCATTATTTGGTCCTTCTATATCAAATCCTATTTCTAAACTAATCCATATACCTGGTATCGGTGTAGGTATCATCACACTTCCAAGAGGTACTTCACCTTGTGATATTATTTCTGTTCGTATTGTAGGGTCATAATTTAAATCTAATTCACCCCAATCTTCTTGATTAATAATGTCATAAAATTTTGCATTTACAATATTTTCTTCGTTAAACATTACGCACCTTCTGGTTGTTGTGCTAATGCACCTAACACTTGGTCAATAGCTACTGGTGATTGTCCTAAATTTAAACCTTGTTGTTGTGCTTGTTGCTGTTGTTGACCCATCAATGCTAGTTCTTCTGGTGATGGTTCTTCGCCTTCTGATGTATAAAATTTATCTAGTATCTCTGACATTTTTTGTGGATTTTTTCTTATTTCTATAGCTGCCATTGTAGCCTTTGGATTACCTTGTGCTGCTTGTGCCATCAAAGATTCAAACAAAACTGTTTCTGCTTTTTCTGCACTAATGCGTTGTTGTATCTTTGTAATATTGTCCAAGCCATCCATGTTTTCTTGTAATGTTTGCGTATCAATAATACCTTGTTGTTTTAGTTGTAAACCTGTAATAATTTTTTGTGGTTCATCAAATCCTGCCATAACACCATATACTCTTCTAGTTTCATATACTTCAGATATGTCAGATGATGGTGTATAAGATTCTTTATATGCTGTTCCTTTATGTCTACCTGCAATAGGTTTACGCTTGTTTGGAAACATAATCTCATCGTATTCTAATCTTTTTGCATCTAATTCTTGTAATGCTTCTTTAAGAACTGTTTGATATTCTCTTACATGTAACGATGCAGATTGTCCTAATTCTTCTAATCCTCTACCAGTCACAAAAGAATTTGGAGATTGACCATCGTCAGATACAGGATATGCAGCACCAAGACGCAAATGTCTTTCAAGTCTATCTACTTGTTGAAATAGTTGGTATGGTAAATTATTGACTGGCTTAGACACTTGCGAACCAGGTGTCAAATAGTTTACAGCAAATCTGCCTTTTCTATATTTTCCTGACTCTATCTCTCCAACAATGTTTGTTTCTGTAAATACTGCATCTTCCATAGCAATAGTTCCAAGTATGTTAATTTTTGCCATGTTTGCCATAAGACCTGTAATGTGTTGAAATTGTGATTGCATTTGGTCAAACGCATATCTTTTTGCCAAGACAAAACATGGTCCTGAATTTAAAATGTTTGGCATAAAATCAATTATTTTTTTGTTTTCAGGTAAAAATACATAAGTACCTTCTTCATCTCTATACTCAACCACAACTTTTCCATGTCCTGTAGAATTTGCCCATCCTCCTGCTCTATCTGTACTGTCAAGTAATGCAGAGTATGGATTTTGAAAACCATCATTATTTTCTTCTTGTGCAAATATATATTGTTTTGCTTCAGGATATTGTTCTGCCAATATTGTATGTGGCACTCTACGAATTATTGCTAATTCTTTTGGTTGTTGGTCGTTACCAAATATTCCAGGGTAACAACTAAATGGGTCTTGTAGTTCAGCATAGGGATAAGGATTACCATCTTTATCTCTCTTGTGTCCAATAGTCCAAGCTATAAAACCATAACCAGGTAGCCATCTAGCTGCTTGTGGTAACTGCATGTGTAGTTTTTGAAATTTATCATAAGATGTAACAATGCGTTCTACTTTTTCTGATTTTTTTCTAGCTCTCTCACTATCTTTTTCATTTATAATATCTACTTTTAAATCTGGACTTCTACCTAATTTTTGTGCAAATCGTTCTAACGCAGTTAAAAATAAATTAGGTGCAGGTAACTCGTGGTATTCTACATTGACAGAATTACCTAACAATGCTTTTACAGCAGCTTCACCACCATTCATAATGTCACGAATCCTTGACCTATCAATCATTTGTTCTTGATTTATAACTCTAAGATAATCTATTTTATCGTATAATTTTTTACTATCTAATGGCATTTAACTCCAACTATCTATATCCATACTACTAGGCTCGTACCCTTCAAAGCTAGGACTATATTCATATCCTAATTCTGCAAAGCGTTCCTTTTGCATACGCCTAATTGCTCTCATTGGAAACCAACTAGCCATAACTATGTCAGTTTTAGTTCCAACACTTTTGCTTTTATTTTTAGCAGAGCTGAAATAAACCAACTGACTTGTATATAAGTTTACCTTTTCTTGTGCTTCAAAGCTAAGATATGGCAAAGAAATATTTTGTTCTTGGAACATTGGTCGCATTGCTGTTACACCATACAAAGGGTCAAATTTATTCTTATATGTTTCGTGACCTTCTAAAAATATACCATGACTTGATGCAAACTCTCTAATACTTCTATCTTGTCTAATAGCTTTTTGAAAACCATTTTCTTCTATTACCCAATGTGACAAGTTATACTTCATCCACCATTCCTTCATTATTTCTAATGCTTGTGGTATACCACCACCGAGGTTGTTGTTCATATCCACCATGTGTAATTTGTTTTCTACAGGTTCGTATGCCCACAAAAATGCAGCTTGGTAACCTGTAGATGCAGGGTCTAATCCTGCAATTAATCTTGTACCATGTGGTATGTGTCCTATGTCACGCTTTTGGTCACGACACTCTTCTATTTCTACTCTGTCAAATAATGCAAGTCCATCAGGCATTGCAACATTAAGATACACCATTTCGTATATAGCTCTACCACCTGTAGTTTCTGCTGCTCGTTTTCTATCCATCAACCATTTGTAAGTTCTTTTACCTGACCACAACATACAATCTTTGTGTTCGTCTTCGTTCCAATCAGGTTTGTTACAAGCAGTGTCATGTGCTTCTTCTACAATAGTTTTCCAAGATTCGTTATCTAACAAGTGTGAATATAAATCGTCATAGTGTTGTCTTGAACCAATAACAACCATAGCTGTATGTTCCTCTTTACGACTTGACAATGTTGTTGTCCACCAACTCCTGGTATTTTCTCTTGATGCAGGTTGCATAGTAGAAGTGTGGTCCTCAATGTCGTCTGCAATAATTATGTCACAGTCACGACTAAGTATCTTACCACCTCTACCTATACCCACCATAGTAGGTGATTTAATACCAGTAACTGTTCTAGTTCCTACAGTAAATCCATTTTGTGACCAAGATTTACCTGTTCTTGTACTAGGTTTAAATTTTGGACCAGGACCACATATTTCTTCTATTAACAATTCGTTACTTTCGAGTTGGTCTAGTACAGAGCTAACTGCGTTCTTAGCTATTTCTTCGTTACCACCTACCCATAAAATACGAATGTTAGGTTTTGTGCAAATGAGCCACACTGCAAAATGTATTAATAAATCTGTTTTACCATGTCGTGGTGGTGATAATATCATCTGTTGTTCACCATTTTCTATAGCATCTAAAATAGAATTAATCCACTTAATATGAAAATCTGGTGTTTCGTATGCTTCACCTTTTTCTGTTTGAAAATATCTATCTCTAAAATTTTTAAAATCTTCTAATGTTTTTTCTGCAACCTGTGGTAACTCCCAATTTTTTTTCTCTAATTCATTTTCTAAATCTTCTATGTATGCGTTATATGCCATAGATACTGCAGCAATAGATGTGTCTAATATTTTTGCTACATCAGATAATGTATTTTTTTCTTTAAGTATTTCTTCTGCTAATCCTGATTCGACAATGTCATTATAAACTTTACCTCTACGAGATTGTACATTTTTTTTGCTAGGTATTTCAAGTACATCAATTTCTTGTGTCCACTCAATGCCTTTTTTCTTTGCTCGTTTTTTTTGCATTGATATTCTGTTATAACATCTGTCACTACAATATTTTCTTTTACCTTTAGGTAAAGGTCTATGACATCCTGCTGCATAACAAATTTTATTTTTTTCCATAATTTTTACAATCTTTATTTTTACATTTCATGTCTTCACTTGGTTTAAGTGGTCCACCACAGCGAGGACAAGATACATTTATCAAAATTATTTTTTAATTTTTTTTATCTTCCCATTATGTGTACGAGCAAATTTATGTGTTTTAGTTTCTCTAATTAAAGTACCATAGTATCTTTTACCACCCCACATCCAACTGACTCTTTTGCCTTTTGACATTATTTACCTACTTTTTTCTGTGCATTGACATGTGCTTTGCTAAAGCTAGTACCTCTACGCATAGAGTTGTACATGTATTGCATGTGTTTTTTTGTATGATGTTTAGAATGTTTTTTCATAGCCTTTTGTTGGCTTTTACTTAACTTAGAAACATCTACACCTTTTACCTTCATCGTTTACTTCCATCCACGCTTCATTTGTGCGTAAGCTTTTTTAGATATAGTTGATTTCTTTTTTGACCTAGATGTACCTTGTACTTTTCTTCTATGTATATTTGCTACCAAACTATTCTTACCTGAACTATGTGGCATTATATCTCCTTACCACATCTTGCAAGACCAATATCTTGCAGATGTCTTATCTGTTGCTGTATCACATTTGTGTCTTGCCCTAAAAGATTTTCGTGCTGCAGCATTATCTTTTCTTATTTCCATTTTAGGGTCACCGAACATAACTTTTTTAACTTTGTCGCCATCCTTAACATAGACCTTAAATTTTTTACGACCATGACCAGGCTCACCTTTACCAATCCTGGAAGGTTTGTTTAATGTAACTGTTTTACCCTGGTATGTAGCCATTTATAATTTTTTTCTTCTTTTACTATCTCTTAATTTTTTAAAATCAGCACCAGTAATCTTATCGAATGGTGGTGCTTGTTTTGCTATTTTTTTTTGCTTAGGTGATAGCATTAGTAACCCATCTTTTTCTTTTTGCCTTTTTTCTTTTTCTTACCTGGCATTGTGCCTCCTCTATATCAATATTATTACTATATCATATTGTTTTAATATTCTATCCAAATTCGTGAATGTCTTTGTATCTTATGTTGATGACACATATCCTTTATACTGTTTTGTTTTGTCCACCATAATTTATCCAACATAGCTACAGCTTCTTCTTCGCTATCTGCTTCTATTGTATATTCTGTTGTTGTTGTGTCTTTAAAAATATATTTCATATAAATATTATAATTTAAGGTTCAATCATTATGCACTCGCCAGGACATTCCTCTGCTGATTCAATAACCTCTTCTTCCTTGCCCTTAGGTACGAGTGCTATACCCTCTGCACCACCGA